GATTAATGAAACGCAAGGCCATCCTTGCAGCACCTGATATAGGTCTACCTTGTTCACGCGATGCTTGCATTTCTGCCAAATCTCCACCTTCACCTACTAAAGGTAAGCCTTTTTCTGAAACATTTGAGAAGAAGTTAGTAAGTAAGTATTTACCCAAATAAGTACGCTTAGCTGGTATAGTTCCCATTGCCTTACTGCTAGGATTAGCCAATAGACTTTTGAATAATTTAGGATCCTGAAAAGCATCAACTAATATTCTATCCATTTGAGCGCTTCTTAAATTAGTTAAAAGTTCTACTGTAGTTCTTTTACCAAACGCTGCAGCCGCTAATTGACCTGGACCAGCTACAGTTCCTGCCGCAGCACCGCCAATCATAGTACCAGCTACTTGATCTAAAATTTTTGGTTTTTGTGCTAAATCCGTTAGGTTAGAAGCATTTCTTGAATTGTAAATATTGTATTTATTTACTTCATTAACATAAGTACGAATCCTAGCCATCTCTTGAGGGCTAAGTATTTCATTAAATGCAGCGTTTATTTCTTTGTTGCCAAATATTTGACTAAGTTTTGATAAGCCATTGTCTTTTGGGTTTCTACTTAAATTAACAATGTAATCATATACTGAATCCTTAAAACCTTGCTCAACATCTGCTTTGCTGATACCGTTCCTCTTGTAATAAGATATTGGTGTTCTACGTATTAGTTCTTTTATTTGATTAATGTTTCCAACAGGATCACCTGAACTAAATATTCTCTGCATACGATTTGTTACATCCCCATTAAGGAAAAGACCTAATGCTTTTTCTCCCTTAGTAGCAAAAAGACTAGCGTACTGATCTTTTTTGTTCAAGAAATTAGTCCGGAGTGCATCGCCCAAATCCTTGGCGCTTTCGAGTTGTGCGCGTACTGGATGCAATAATGGATCATTTAGAACCAAACGATGCTTCTTTAAAAACGCTTGAGCTTTGTTTGGATCAATACTGCCATCTGCAGCTTTTACATTTTGTACAAATAAATTGCGTAAGTAATCCTCAGCGCCCTCTACTATAACTTTCTCTTCAGCCGTTATTAGTCCGGGTCCCGTCAAACCAGTAGCCCTTCTTAATTGTTCAAAGCCTACCAAACCCTTTTGTCCGCCCCTACCTATGGATTCATCCAAAATAAAACGTGGATCAATAACTGACTCACCTTGACGAGTTCTTCCAAGTATTCTTTGTGTAAGGTCACCGTTGAATTGATTTTTTGATAATGCAGATATTTTTTTGGCTCTAGCTAGTTGGACACCAGATCCGCTTATCTTTTGTAAGTCCTCCCAAATGGCATCACGTAATTGATCAGCCATCCGAGCCTTATCAAAGTTTTGATTATCACCAAACCTACGCGCTTTAGCAGCCGTTTCACCTAACTCACTGTACAGAGAATATAGGTCATTTACTGTATCTAGTTTACCTTCAGCATTAAGAAATTCTTGAGCCTCGTTAGGTATATTTTTTATTTTAGCAGCGCCAGTTAATTCTTTTAATTGCTCAAAAGCCTTCCTAGCGTTTGGGTACTTGAATGCGGAGCCAGATAAATCAACTGCTGCCCACGCTTCATCCTCCAAGCGTTTTACTTGCAAAAAAGTTTCATTAACAGCATCACGAATAGCAACGCTAATCATCTCAGGGGTTGCTTCATTACCTAATTCGCTTAAACGATTAAATGATGTAGTAATGTTTAGATCACTAGCTGCCTTAATCGCTAGTTGTAATCTTTTTTCCTCGTGCCGAACTAAGTCCGCAGCCGTCTTTACGTTAGCTCTTTCTCCAAAAATATCAGCAAGCTTATTTAAGTATCTTTGGTTTCTTAAATTTAATTGTACATCATTTGATAATTCAGCTAATGCCACCTCAAAAAACGTAAAGCCTTCATCGCCAGTAGTAAGTTCTAAGGGTGCATCTGATCCTGGCACATTATCCATCCTTCGCGCAATTTCCTCTGGATCTTTATTGGCAATTGATTGAATTATTTCTGATCCTTTTTGATAGTTCTTATTTTTGTATTCTTTGACGTACTGGCCAGCTTCTGGGCGAAATACTGTCCGTCTCATCTTATTATAAAAAGTTGGTGAACCAATAGCAGTAACAGCACCGCCTATGGCTTGGGCTGTTTCGCCATATCCCCTGTACTCAAGCTCAGTTTCAGTAGCAGCACCTGCTAATTCTGATCCGGCAAAAAGTCCTGGTCTTTTTCGTACCTCACGTAAGAAGGGTTTAGCTATAAGTTTGAAGCCCGGTATCCTTTGACCAAGCAAGGAAAAAACACCAAACTTTGTTAGTCCGTCACCGTACTCAACTAAAGTTTCGTTGGCTATTTCTGCGCGAGTCTTTGGATCCTCTATCTTTAGAGCATCTTCCATCTCCTGACGAAAATTATTAATAAGGTCACCAGGACCACCTCTAGCATCAACTTCACGTTGAAGGTATCGACTTAGTTCTCCGGTTCCAAGTTTGTTACTTAATACTTGTAAAAGATCAACTCCAATTAAATTAGCTGCACCAGCTGTCATTTCAAGTGCTGGGTCAACTACGCCACGATACAGTAAAGCAGCTGGATTCAACGCATCCATCTGTCCGCGCTCCGCTTGTGCCTCTTGCATCATTCGCTCAGCTACAGGGGTAGATTGAGGTTTAGCTTTGGCTATAGCAGAATCGTATTCTTCCTGAGAAATTTTAGTAGCCATACTCAATCAACTTGATAATTTTCTCCTTCAAAAGTAAAAACCGTAGCTCCTCTTTTCTTAGCAGCTTCTTCGGCTTCATCTACATTATCATATAAAACTGATCTAGTGCTAAGGTAGTCTTGTATTCTTTGATTAATTACAAACGGATCAGTTATACCCTCAAGTTTAGCATCTTGTATTATTTTCAATGATCCTTGATGATTCTTTTGTGCGCGTAAGATAGCTTTAAGTATTTTTTTGTTACCCTCAACAGTACTTGGTAAACCAGCGGACCAACTTCTAAATAAGTTCATTTCAGCGTTAGAAATCGCTCCTTTTGTTTTTTGAACAAATTCCATCATCAATGGCTCAACTTGATTTCTAAATAATTCTTGGTTAGAAACATCAAATTCACCTACGCCCAAAAGATTCAAAAACTTTTTAGCTTCAAGTTTAAAAGTTTCTCCTGTTCCTGTTTTTGTACCTTGATCCAAAAGCTCTAAACCAGCACGAGCCTTTTGAGCTGAATCATTTATTGATTGAGTCATTTCAACAACAGGAAGAATACTTGATTCTCGCATTGCATCAGCCACCGGATCTTCGACAGGATCTCCAGGAAGGTTTACTGTAGTACCACCAGCTCCAAAGGCTCTTTCTGTTGCTTCCTGCGGTGGTACACCTTGACTAATCAAGAAATCATAATTTCTCATTGCAGAAGTTGGATCAGGACCTTGCATAGCTTCTAGCATAGCTAGGTTAATTTCTTGTTTTCTATCCGCCGCTAATTGCTGTTGCTCACGTTGGAACTGAAAAGCCTTACCTACAGCAGGATCCTTTACTATAGCCTTCGCTAGGTTAGGATCATCTATACCAAGAAGGTCCTTAATAGCATTAATACTTATTTGCTCATTCTCCTTCTTCTCCTTGGCTTGCACGAAGTTATTAACAGCTTGGTTCACGCTATTAGCTAAATTAACATTAGCTTGCTGAACCATAGCATTCGCTTGAATTGCTGGACGAGTATCCAACATTCCAAGATTTACGTTAACTGGACTGCTTCCTCTTATAGGCATATTATTGTTTCATATACTGACCAAATACCCCATAATCTGGAGTAAAGGTTGAAGGCGGTATTAATGAGCCAATTGTATTCATTTGCAAAGGCATCGTGGACTGAATGCCTGGAGAGGCACCAGAAGTTGCACCAGATGACATACCGCCAATGGCTGATCCAAGAGATCCAATAAGATTACCAAGTATTTGTCCTTGTGCGGCAGTTCCTTGTGCCTGTATTTGGCTCTTGTCCAATAATAAATTAGCCTTTTGCAGATCTGTCATCATACCTAGATTAATTGCAGTACCAGGATCAGTAACCTGTGTACCCAACGGTGAAGTAAGGAATCCAGAAGCCATTTGTTCCTCAGCGCTAGGTGTGCCAAATAGGAACTGGAATGGATCAACCTTAGTACTTTGGCGTAATCCAAATGCACTACCAACAAGATCATCCGCGCGTCTACGTCTGCGCTCTTGTTCGTCCAAGGACATTTCAGTAGCCCTAGCGATTGCGCTTGCGTCAAGTGTACGACCAAGGCGATTACTAATATTAAGTGCGCTTTCTTCTATACCGCTTCTTGTCTGAAAATCCAAGGGATCACGCGCTCTTTGCACAGCATCCAAGGCTCTTTGTGTCTGAATATTTGAAAGACCTTGAAGTGTAGGATCCTCAAGTATGTCCCTTGATAGTTCACCAAGTAATGCAACATCCGCAAGTTGACCAATCTTGGCTCTATCCCTAATACCTCCAAGCGCGTCCCCAGCTAGACCAGCCCTTTGTTCCTGTAATCCAAAGTAACCAGGTATTAACGCAGCTTCCCTGCCAAGTATTTGTTCCTGAAGACCCTGACTAAATAGACCATCTTCACTGTACTGTTGCTGAAGTATTTCACTAGGATCGCGAAGCTCATCGTACGCAGCTTGTACGCCAGCCATAGCTTGCTTAGTGGCTTTTTTTGCTGACTTGTATTTATCGTATTCAGAGTAAGCCTTAGTCGATATTGCTATTACCCCAAAACTCATAACTCAACCCCTTCTAAAAGTTTATTAACTTCGCTATCACTAATTAATTCAATATTTTCTTCTTTTATTATTAATTCGTTTTCAATTTTTTCTAGATCAGTTTCATTTGTTCTTTGTACTGTAGTCCAGACTGTATCCTCGTGAGTATATAAAACCCTTTTAGTTCCCTCCTTAGTAATTCCACTATAAGGAGCCTTGAAGCGCTTTACTCCATCCTCTGTAATGACTGATACATCACCCTCTAAAATAAAGTACGGATGAGTCTGGCCGTGTGTTTTACTTACTATAATTTGACCAGCGGGCATTGTAATTTGTCGTATGTACATTCCATCAGCAAAATTATGTACCAAAGGATTTATTTTATCAAAATCCTCTCCGGTATAAGCTAACTCTGAATCAAATAGTTTTTCTTGTACTTCATAAATTTTATGAGTAAAATCTTTTTTGACCTCGTTTGAAGTTAGGTTGGACTGCTCCTTGGTTTCTGTTATAATAGTTTCCATACTTTATTACTGATAAATTTCTTGTACTATAAGCCAGGATGAATAATTGCTCCCATAATTGTGGCTTTTGCTTTCATATCACTTGATGCGGTATTATTAACAATCAACTTTATTTTAAAGGTGGTTGTATCGCTATTTATTGGAACCGTTGTAAGAGTATCACTAGCAACATCGTCACTGCCAGAGCCAGCAAAAGCACTAACGATCGCAATATCAGTCGCGTCAGGAAGTGAAACCTGTACTTCGTTTGTAAGTTCATTAGACCGAGCAAATCCCGCTACAACCAAGCCTACAATTTTACTAGTAGAAAAGTCAGAATCACCAGAGGTAAATCCAGAGATATTATAAGTAAAAGTTCCTGTACCTGAAGCTGTTCTTTCATTGACAAGAGCAACTGTACCTCCTGTAAGTGTCACAAACTTTGGTCGCATAGCCGTTACATAAGCCTTAATACTTTGTTGAGATGCAAGAGCAGTAGCGCTGTTGGATGACATATTGTCCTCATCTTTAAAATCAAATGCCTCCTCAACATCTCCTTCGCTAGCAGAAGCACGGCCAAGAACTTTAGCTGTGCTGATATGTTGCATCTTAGCAAATGTAACTCCAGTTGTCTTGCTAGAGCTATCAGCTATCTTAGCTGTAGTTACCTCACTATCTTTAATTTGTAACTGACCACCTGATGTTACTTCAATACCACCACCATTAACGCAAGTACCAGTGCTACTAGCTGAATCAACAGCGTTACCGCTTGTGTCAGTAAAGTCAGCGGCATTAGCTATATTATTCAGATTAGTTGATGTAATCTGCTCAGTAGCAGAAAATGTTTTTCCGGTAGATAAAACAGGCATTTATGTAAATGGATTAAGTTATTAAGATTATAGCATTACTGTACACTACTTGTGGATCTAAATGTCTCCACTCCAGCAACCTTGATTGCGCGAAAAATAGGTCGACCCAAGGTGCTGTCAATTTTCATTTGAAATCCGTAGGCTCTATTATTTCCTATTCTAGCTCTAATGGATACATCCTCGCCCGCTGGAATATTTTCACCCAGGTAGTCATTGGCTGTTAGTAAGTCAATATTTGGCTCAGAGTCAGGATTCTCCGCTATACCAGTAAAACTGGCATTCGAGACATTATCAGCACTGGACTCAAGGTGTAACTCAAAATTATTCCACTTCTTGCGGTCAATGGAGTTCAGGGTAAACATACGAGTAGTAGCGGATCCCTTTACACGACTCTCCTCTTGGGTGCTTGATCCAATTTGCGTAATAACTCGATCAATCCCATCTGCCTCAGTCTCAAGTTTATGTATACCTCCGTCAGTGTTTATTACGTAAACACCTTTATTTAAACCAGAACCAGCTACAAGCAAATTCGTGAATTCAAAATCAGATCCAGTTAGATTGCTGTTATCAACGCTATCTATACTTTCCCAAGATTTATTAAGGAAGTTATAAATAAGCAAAGTATTATTAACAGCTGATCCATCCGTTGGAACTGCAATATAATAACGATTATCGAAGTAAACAGCAACGGACTTTTCTGCTGCTGCCTTATTTATTCTGTTGATTGTTTCCTGAATACTCTCAGATAAAGGTAATTCAGTACCACGAAGATTATAACGATCAATGAAGGTAAGACCGTATACACCGTTATCTGACAAAAATAATATTTGATTACCTATCTGAGCTACTGTGTTTTTGGCTACTAGACCTACTTCATCCGTAAGTAATTGATTACTTAGTGTTTCTACCTCTCCTTGTCCTGTTACTTGATGAATACTATTACGGTTAAAAACAATTAGTTTATCATCCGAGAAAGATAGCATACCTACATTAAAATCAGCCATACCAGCATTAAAACGGAATTGACCAAACCTTTGATCATAAGTATCCGTATCCAATATTCTTGATAGTATTACCTCATCAAAAATCTTGCGGTCAGTAACAGTATCCGTGCTTGATAGTTCAAAACGATAAGGGACGGCTAATCTGCGCTGGTGAACAACACCGTACTTAGGTGCTGGCATATGTGTAAAACCAAGCTCAGAAGGTAATTCTTTTATAAATGTAGGTTCATTGCTTGTAATGCTACTTAAATCTGGCGCATTGTTAGGAAAGAAGAAAAAATCATTACCGTCAACTCTGGATACAGTAAACGTGTCATTAAGAGTAAGACCACTATGACCTACAATCTTAACTTGAATAACATCACCGGATACGTATCCGTGACTTGACTTTGTTCCCTTGGCTTCACCATTAGTTATTTCAAATGCTGTTGTTAGTTGCGCTGATGGAAGTGAAAACGCACCCTCCTCTACTAATGTCATTGTTGGCGAGCCAGTTATGTTATTAGTACTAAGATCAACAAATAATGCTGCATCACCATCTCTAAATATGTAGACCTTATTAAAGGCCTGTATCATTTCAACAGGCGCTGATACGGTTTCTGACCCGGTATAAGCTAAATCAAATGTTGTGCTAGAATCAGATATTTTAAAAGCTACTGCCTTGGTATTAGCAGCTAATATAATATAACTCTCAGAACTAGCATT